CCTTGAAGACCATCTGTGCCAGCTGAACCTTGAGGTCCTACTGGTCCTATTGACCCTTGAACGCCAATTCCGATAGCACCTTGATTACCGATTGGACCTTGACTACCAACTAATCCTTGTGGGCCCTCATTTCCTTGATGTCCTCTTGGGCCTTGATATCCTATATTACCTTGATTACCGATTGCGCCCTGAAACCCTATAGGACCTTGAAGTCCAATAGCGGCATATTCACCTGGAATACCTTGAACCCCAGTTGGACCTATTGGTCCTTGACCACCTACTGGTCCTTGAAGTCCAATGGCAGCATATTCACCAGGTATACCTTGTGAACCTTGAACACCATTAACACCATCATCACCACGAGGCCCTTGTAATCCTCTTGGTCCCTGATAACCTGACCCAGAAATACTTGAACCACCTGAATAAGATGTTGTAGTGCAATCATCTGTTACATCTAAATAAATTCCTCTAAAAGAAAAATCATCATCAACAACATCACCAGTGTCTGTTAGTGAGTTTTCTTTTAAATAAGTGACTAATTTTTCTTTATAAGAAGCAGTAGCATTATCATAATAGGTTCTATACCACTCTATTTCCTGATTAGTTCCAGCAGTTCCGTTAGTATCATTGAGTTTGTAAGTTCCTTTGTTAGTTAATTTATAGTGATTAACCATAATGAAATCAGCAATCACTTGATATCTTAAGTAGTTTTTAATGTAAGGTAACAACTCAATAATATCATTGTCTATTGGTGTGCTAGAAACATTATATTCATAAATAGCACTTATAACTCTGTTATATAGAGTATCACCTAAAGCACCACTCAATTTAGTATCTTGAGTAATAGCGACTAACTCTCTTAATGTCTTATCATCAACATTAATCTCTATTCTAGAGTTATTCTTTATTTCACTTGGTGTTATTATAAAAACATTTTGACTCATTATAGTTAATTAATTTTTTTTATACGTTGTGGTATAGTTTTTTAGCCTTAAAATACGCTTCTTGTGCCTCATACTTAGTATCATATTGACCTATATAAATTTTTCTATAGTCAACACACACATTAACCCTATATTTATTTCGTCTTCTATCGTATGTATATCCTTTTCCAAGAGTATTCTTGGTGTTGAGACTAGTTGTAGAAGGTCTTAAATTGCTAATTTTATTGTTCTTTTTATCTCTATCAATGTGATCTATACACTTCGGTAAATAACCATTAATATAATAAAAAGCAAATTGATGTGCTCTCACCTGCTTTCTTTTCCCATCAATAAAAACTGACACTCTATTATAACCAGCAGGTTCGTAATTATTAAAAATATGACCACTAGGTGATATAACATCACCTGTTTCATCGTTATACTTATAACCTTTTTCAATCGCGTATTTTATAATCTCTTCTATTTTCATAACTTTTATCTTTTATACTATTTTACACCTCTCTTGATACAATCACACTCTTAAAATAATGACGACAATGGGCACTAGTGATCCCCGTATCTGGATTGTGGTAAAAACCACCACCTAAATTAAATACATCTCTACCCACAATTCTAGACATTTCTTGTATCTCAGGTCTAGTAAAATACTTATTTGAAGCCATTAGTTCTTTACAAAACTCTCTTGAACCACTTTGTGCTGGTGGAATACCAGGTCTTTCTTGATAATCATAAACAACCTGAACTATTCTGTTCAATTCTTCTGAACCAACCGCCTTAATAGCAGAAAGGGCTTCTTCGCCACCTTCACATATGAACGAAAACTTTTCTTTTGATTGTCCTAAATGTTCTACCTTTTTCCAATCCTCATAAGTCAATTGAAAATAATCATTCTTTAGACTTTGTTGGATTGGTTGAGGCTGAGTTGGTGCTGGTTGTTGTGGCTGAGCATTTTGAGCTAACAATCTATCACCATCAGGAATTGGTGGTAAATTTTCCATTGCTCTTAATTCATTAATAGTGTATATTTTCTCTTTTGTTGCTTCTGGCATTCTTGACTTGAAAAGCGGTCTATCCACAAACTCAACTTCAACACCAAAAAGGACACTAAAAGCACTTTGTAATTGCAGTCTTTTTGACTGAATATAATTTGACTTGAATATCTCATAAGAAAGTTCCAATTCTTGAGTATTACCTAATTTACCAGCTGTTGCCATACCTAAAAGAGCACCATTAATAGAATGTCCTTCATAAATATCATCTTTAACCGCTGCCTTAGTCACTTCATAAGCTCTATCCCAAGTGTTAGCATCTATATTGTCTATTCTCAACTTCTCTTGACCAGGATTAGCAAACACTAACATATATTTTTCACCTGAACCTGTGAAGTATTTGTCTAATTTCCACTTAATATCATCTTGTATATTCTTTGGAACATTTTCACCTAAATAATAAGTAATAACTTTAGAAGGTGAGAAGTTAGAAGTAATGTTATTTCTATTGAAAAGACGAATAGACATATCAGTTACAATTGACTCTATACAAGCATTGTAATCTGGTTCAACATATACTCTATTTGTAGAAGGAATATAACCATCATACCAGAATATCTTTGACTTAGCATCAGGATTAGACCTTTGCCAAACATCATAAGTCCATTGAGCAGTTCTTCTTAAAGCCCAGTCTTCACTATACCAAAACTTAGTCTTTTCTTTGTTGGTTCTAAGTGTGTGTGCGGGAACATGATTATAAGCAAGAGTTGTGTCTTTATAAGTTAATTCGTTATATTGTGTTTCTACCGCAAAGGCATTGAATATAAGAAAATCTTTAACTATTTTGTCTATGAACTCATTGAAAGTTTCCATTCCTTTCATTGGAATAGTAAAATCTTGCCCGTCTTTCCTTTTAAGTCCATCACCAATAATATAAGAAGCCTTTGTGTTAATAACGGCTGCGTGAATTGGACACTTACTGTAAAGGTTTAATAAGAAGTTTGGATATAGATTATCTATACCATACTTAACCATTACATCATTGCTGAGTGGTCTGGTTTCAAATGGTACTGGAATAATTGTCTTAGCAAATTTTTCCATATCTATTATTTCAACTCTTGAATTGTCGCTCATACTTTATATATTAATTTTTATATGGTATAGGTTATGAAGTCATCATCTGTTTCTTCGCTCGGTCCTGTATATATAACATCCGTATCATTTGCTATGACTTTACATATTCCAGTTTCTACCAAAGTTTGTCTTGACCCATTAACCATTTCCCAAAATTCATATTTATATTGCCCTACCTCTAACTCTTTATTAGAGTATTCCTCACTTAAATCAATAGTAATAGTATCTACTCTTGTATCAATAGCAGTAGGGCTTATATTTAACCACTTATAAGTCACATTAGTAAAGAAATTAAACAATTCTAACTCATATATAGGCGTAACCTCTTCACTTTTCTCACTTAAAGTTGCCTTTATTACATTTATGTTATTACTTTTGTTAATTATTATCATATTATAATTAGTGGTTTTTATGTCAATGGTCCTGTTGGTGGTGTGAATGTTGCACCAGTATATACCGCAGATTTAGTTATTCTAATTTCATCTAGATATGAACCAAATGAGTTTTGTGGTACATAAACACTCATCTCCCAGTCCCAAGGGTTATAACTTGGTAAATTACCTATATAGATAGTCGCAGATGTGGCACCAAATGTTGGTTCACTTGCATTACCTATAGAACCTGATTGTACTGTTGGTGTGTATCTAACACCATTTTTATAGAATCCCCAAGTAGCATTATCATATCTAACAAAGGCAAAGTGTTTCCATATACCATCAGCACCTACACCACCTACATCAACAGCAAGTATTACATATGAACCACCATCACTTCTTCTATCAATTGCAAGCCACATAACATCGTGCCATACAGATACTAAAGTATATTTCTGACTACCTCCCCAAATAGATATGGTTGTATTTCTATAAGGTGTTCCGTTATCTGTGCTAGGTCTCATAGCCCAGAATTCAATAGTAAATGAACCTGTACCTGTTGGTTGTGTTATTTGACTAGTATTTGGTATTGATATAAATGTATCATTACTAAATCCTCTCATTGATTGAGTACCATATTTACTTTGTGTTGAAACAAGTAAAGCACCACCATTAGTAACTGTATATCTATTGTAAGCATCATTGAAACCATTTTCAAAGTTCAACAACAAGCTGCTATTTGTAGATGTAGTGGTTGTAGTAGTAGTTGTTGATGTGGTGGTTGTAGTAGTAGTAGTAGTAGTAGTAGTAGTAGTAGTAGTTGCTTGAGCAACATTTTCTCTTAATGTAAGAACTATATCATCATTTGGTTGAATAGTATATCCTATAGCTAAAGCAACTCCTTGTGTAATACCAGCGGTTGTTGATATTGTGCCGCCCCAGATAAAGTTACCATTAACAAAGGCACTTAACACTCTTTGTGTTGAGTTAATATTTTTAACTGGGTCTGTGAAGTTTCTAAAGTTATTGAATATCCATGCAAATCCTGTTAGTCCAATTGCGTTTGGACTCTGTGTAGCAGCGACATAATAAGTCGCACCTAATGGACTAATGTATTGAGTAATTGTATTTATATTTAAGCTTGCATATGGTATAGTCATTTGTTGTGAGTATGTAGCATTCGTTGTCGCTACAAAGTTTGGTGTGTTAGCAAATACATTAGTCAAACCATTAATCTGTTTTGATAAATCTTGATATACAGAGAATGTTAAACTACCACCAGCTAATTGTGCATTATAAACAAATGTTACTGATGCAGTAGGCGCTAATGTTGTTGTTGTGGTAGTTGTTGATGTTGTAGTCGTAGTTGTTGTAGTCGTAGTTGTTGTAGTCGTAGTAGTAGGAACAGCAGTAGTAGTTGTAGTGCTAGTACTTGTAGTAGTCGTAGTAGTAGGAACAGCAGTAGTAGTTGTAGTGCTAGTACTTGTAGTAGTCGTAGTAGTAGGAACAGCAGTAGTTGTAGTGGTTGTTGTTGAAGTAGTTGTGGTTGTAGTTCCAAACTCAGTATTTGTAACAGTATAGAATAACATATCATCAAGAATATATTGTGAGTATTTCTTGTTTCTACATTTCGGAAAAGAATAGCCATTTTCTGTAAAAGTTAATGTATATCCATTATTATCACTTGCACTTCTACCTGAAGTTCCATTCCAACTTGTTAATTTGAGTCCCCCATCTAAACCTATAACATAATATCTATTATTAAGTTTAAATAAAATAGAAACTCTCCTTAATAGAAGGCTTCTAATAAACTCTCTATTCTCTATTGTTAATTCACCTAAAGAAAATTGAAATGTTGTAGTTTTTGTTGTAACACCCCTTGCTAAATCTCTATTGCCATTTAAGTCAAAATTAGCAGTGTCTTTTAATATACCTATTTCTCTATAGTATTGTGTTAAATTTATATTAGTTACTAAATTATCACTATTTGTATAGTTAATAATATCATTATAGCTAACTATCCACACTTTATTTATACCTGGGAAAATTGGTTCACATATTTTATTAACAATTGTTAAGGAACTACACGACATTATTTATATATTAATTTTATAAAATACATTCTCTTTAATTAGTGGTTTTTATCAATTTCAGATGGGGTACTTTTTTCCCCCATCTGAAAATAGAAAAGTCAAGTAGCCTATTTAAAGACCACTTGACTTCTATTTCTATATGCCTCTACAGATCCTATTAGGAAATTAAACTAGCAATTATTGTTGGGTCAACTACATAAGGAGTTAAACCAGTTATCTCATTGAAAGTCAATTGATATGACACCTCGTCAGCTGCTGCTCTACCAGAGGTAGCAGTGAAGGCAGACATTTGAAGTTGTCCTGTTAAACCTAATGCATAGTATTTACCAGTTCTTAATTTAAGAATAGCGACTACTGGTTGTGTTAAAACACTTTCTAAGAATTGTTGGTTTTCTACTGTTAAATCACCTAATTTGAATGAAAGTGTGTTAGTAGAGAATGCCACGCCTCTTGCTGGGTCAATTGTACCTTCAGAATCAAAGCCGGCTGAATCTCTTAAATAACCAATTTCAACAAAATTGATTGATCCAGTAACACCAATAGCATTAACCATATTTGATGCAGTTCCAATAGTGTATACATCAGTACCACTGATGGCATAAGTGTCTTTGAATGCAAGCATCCAAAGCTTTTCAGAGCCAGGAATGATAGATGTTCCACATAATCTAGAAACTGCTATTAAACTATTACAAGCCATTTGTTATTTATAATTTTTTCTATGGTGTGAGTGGGGGTTTTCTCCAATAAAAAGTAAAACCCACCACACCATTATAATTTTTTAGTATGAAGCTCCATATCCTACTTCAGTTGGTTCAATAACTTTGATACCAAGTGAGAAGTAAACATCAGAAGTCCAACCATGGAATACTGAATCCTTTAAGTATTCTAAGTCAACTCTATCTAAGTCAGCTTGAGAAGCCATACCTAATCTTAAGTTAGAAAGACGAATACCAACAATCTTTCTTGTGCCATTCAATCCCGGAACAACCCAGAACTTAGCCATAGTACCGAATACAGAAGTATCAGTAGTTGGTCTGTAAATGTTCTTGTTAGCAAGAGCAACTAAATACTCATTGTAAACATCTTCACCAACAGCTAATCTAAAGTCAGGTTGAGAATAAATCTTAACTGGCATAGTTAATACTGCGTTTTGCATTTTTTCTACAAGAGTAGAACCAGAAGCAGTAAGTGCTATTACACCAGAAGCAGTAGCAACTTGCTTTAAGATACCATTGAACTTGTTGTAGTTGGTGTAATCAGAACCGAATGAAGCGGTTAAACCAGTATCACCAATCCAAAGTGCTCTTTCGTTAGTTTCAGCAATCTTAGAAACTCTTAAGTTAACGATTGCGTTTGCGAAATCAGCATTTGGTCCTTCTTCTGAAGGTTGAATTGAACCATTTACTAACAATGCGTAGTAAGTATTCTCTAAATCTTGGAAGCAAAGGTTCTTTTCATCTTTGATTCTAACGATGTCCATTGAAACATCGCCTAAAGTGATATCACCACTAGCGTTTCTAGCACAAGAGTCATCACCACTTTGAAAGTTTGCATCAAGAGCCATTGTTCTGATAGCAACTTTTCCTTTACCAAACACAACTGAACCAGCTGAAATCAAATCAGCAGCAGTTTTTGCTCCAGCAACTGACTTTGCGTAAAGTGCTGGATCTATGTTTGCTACATAACTAGTTAAATTTGAAATGTTAAATCCCATTTTTTTTAATAATTTTTTTAAGCTTTCGCTTTAATAATTAGTGGTTTAGTTTTCTTACTTTCTCAAAGTATTCAAAAAATCTTGAAACTTTTTGTAGTCTTCTTCCTTAGCCACTTGATTTTTGTTTACTTTTGAAGGCTCAGCAGGAATCTGTGAGAACTTCTCAAATACACTTTTGAATTCATTTTTAATTGATTCGAATTGTTTAGACATATTTTCCTCAGTTGGCATTCCACCAATTGCTGATTTAATGTCCTCAATTTCTTTCTTTAAAGCATCAATTTCTGCTTTCATAGCATCAGACTGTGCTTGCCAATCTTCAGCCATTTTTTCCCAATCCTTTTTCTTACCAGCTTCTACATCTTCAGCTTCTGCGTCTGGTGCTTCTTGACCCTCAATAGAGGCAATTACACCATCTTTTACAGTAAACTTAAAGCCGTCTTCAAACTCGTAAGAACCATCAGGAGCTGCAACTAAATTACCATCGGCATCTACTACTTCTACTTTCGCACCAACTTCCCTATTTTCAATTTTAAAGTCAGAGGAAGAAGCCATAGTCCATTCAGCATATTCTACTGCCTTTTCCTTGTCATCAACCTTATCTTCAGCAAGTTCTTGTGAAAGTTCGGTAAAGACCTTTCTAAATAAATCTTTAATCATTTTTTCCATTTTATTTTTTTCTTGGTCGTCTATTAAATTAGTGGTTTTATTTTCTAACTTTTCTAAATAAGCACTCTCAAATTCTTCTACGAGGTATTCAAAAATCCCCTCTATACTGAATCCTTTTCTTTTTCCTAATTTAATGTCTTCCCATATTTGTTTATCTGTTACACGCATTTGTGCATATAAAGTGCCTATTGGTAAATCTTCAAATCCTTTTGGATTTGGTATGACATCTGAACTTTGAAAAAATCCAAATATGTAAGTATTTGCCATTTTTTCTGAATGATCTAAATTGACATTGTGTTGAAATCCATTCTTCATAAACTCTAATTGAATGTCTTTTATATCCTCAGCTGTAAAATAAATATAGTATTCACCCATCTTTTCACTTCTTCTATATATCTCTTGATTTGGAATAAGGACTGGTCCTAATAGTTCCATTTTATCTTCATTCAGTGACAATTTTTCAAATTGAAATTTTTGACCAACTTTTGGCAATTCACTAACTACATCAGGATTATTGTCATAATGTTTAGAAACTCCCAATTCTTTTACTTTTTCAACTTTTGCCTTATTGCTGCCAGTGGCAAATATTTTAGAATGTGGTATACCTAACTTGTCTGCCACTTCATACATTGATTCTTTATCACTTCTTGCAGAGACAATATAGACATCAACTCCAGCATCTATTAATCTCTTAGCCTCGTCTTGACCTTTTGCTGTTGAAAGTGTGTCATCAAAGTCAAAACTAACTGATGCTTCAGCCATTTCATTCCTTTTAGCCCACTTTGAATAACAAATAGCGGCAGCTTGTGAAGTTTCATAACCTTCATCACCAACAAGTGTGCTCATACATCTTGAAATGAATTCTGTTTCTTTTTCTTGGGGGTTTGGATCTACAAGTTTTTCCTTTTTAAACTTCAAGAAATCTACTTCAATAGCAGGACTTTCTACAATAGAAATAAAATCTACAATAGCCCCATTTTTTGGGTTTATTTTTAATCTATACTTTTTCATTTTCTTTTCCATATAATAATTAGTGGTTTATCTTTCTTAAAAATTACTTAACTTATTTAAGAAGTCTTGCTTCTGTTGTGATTGGGTTAAGTCATCTTGAACTATATATGCTCTAACAGGTGCTTGACCTGGTTGATTAGTTACTCTTACGTCTTGAACCTGTTGTGTCAAATTGGTTAGTTGTAATTGTGGTGCTATAGGATTAAACGCCGATGCATTTGTTGGGGCATTACCACCGCTACTTCCACCTTCAACTTTTGTATCTAATATAGTTTTTATTGCTTTATAACCAGACGCAGCAGCTACTATTGTTGCTGCAACTTTTTGAGCTGTGCCAAATGGTTCGGGTATTACTGTTTTATTTGCCCATATTTGTGTTATACCCAAACCTGTATTCATTACAGCGTTAGCTATATTAAGGGCTTTTGCTTTACCAGATTCTTTTTTGAATATACTACCTAACGCACCTAAAGCATCACCAATAGCATTTAATGTGCCTACTTGAATATCAAACCTTTCTTGCTCTAATCTTTGTGTAGTTTCTTTTCTTTCTTGATCAAGTTTGGCGACATTTAAGTTATATTGTGATTCTATTCTTGCTAATTCATCTTTATTACCAGCTGCTGCTTGTTTTTGCCTTTCATATTCAGCAAATTCCAATTCAGCTCTTTTATTATAGTAATTTTGTTGTGCTACTAATTGAGCATCAAAGTCAGTAGCGTTTAATATACCCAATTCAGCATCTATAACACCTGTTTCGGCTTGAGTAACTCTTGATTCAACTTGTGCCTCTGCATTTGCATTAGCTTGAGCTTCTTTTCTCTTTTTATCTAATTCAAGTATTAGGGCATTTTTCTTTTCTTCAGTTAATAAAGTATTGTTAAGTATAACTTCTCTTTGCTTATCATAATCTTCTTGTATTTGATCTAATCGTTGTTGCTGTCTATTTTTTATTTCTCCAACATTAAACTCAGATATTTGTTTTTGAAGTTTTATTTCTTCATCAAGTATTTTCTTATTCCTATCTTCTTCTAGTTTTTTCTTATCAGCATCAAACTTAGCATCAACAGCCTTCTCATAAGCTTCTCTAACTTCTTTGCTTAATTTTAAGTCATTAAACTTTTTCTTTTCAGTATCTCTATTTATTTCTATTTGTTTTTTAGCTCTTTCAAACTCATCTTCAATTATAGCAACAGTTGTTTGTTGTTGGAAACGTAGAGTTTCTTCTTGAACTCTTTTATTATTAGCTTTAATATCTTGTTCAGGCTTTGTTGTTTTTGTTCCAGTTCCTGTTCCAGTTCCTGTTCCAGTTCCTGTTCCAGTAATTGTTGGAGGTGGTAATTTTAGACCTTCAGCAGCAGCTTCTGCTTCAGTTTGTAATTGTTGGAATAAATTAACTGACTTTTGAACATCAGCATTTAATGTGCCTAGAACTCTTTCTTTTTTATTCCTACCAACCTCATTCTTATCATCAAATATGAAACCTAATAAACCACCAGAACTCCATCTTTCAAATACTGTTGCGAATGATGCTGGGTCTTTTAGTTCCTCTTCAATTACTTTCTTTTGTAACTCAATAGATATTAAATAGGCAGCATCTGCTTTTGCTTTAAGTTTTAAGTATTCTAAATACCTAGGACCATTACTAATTAATCTTTTTTCTAACTCATCATATGACTTAACCTTACCTAATGTATCTCCTAATTTTTCATTATATTCATTAACAGCAGTTGTTTTCTCCCTTTGAGTAAGTCCACCCTTCTTAATTCTTTCAATAAGTATTGTTAGTGTTGCTATTCTTTCACCTTCTGCTTGTGCTGCTCTTTTATTTACTTCTTCTAATCTTTTTGCTTCTTCACTTGCACCACCAAATACTTCTTTTAACTTATCTAAATTAGCAACTAATAGACCTATTGCACCTACCACTAAACCAATACCTAATGTTTGTAATACTGTTCTAAATGAAATTAATGCTGGAGTAGCAGCACCTGCTGCTGTCCCTGTGGCTGCGGTTGCTGCTGCATTTGCTGTATTTGCTGCGGCAGCTTGACCAGCACTCGTTGTAACCCCACCAAGAGCTGATTTTAGACCTATATAAGCATTCTTAATATTATCAATTTGGCTAATGGCGCTCCCAAGTGCCATTAATCCTTGTAATTTAGCAACTATTTCATTTGCGGTGTCAGCATTAACTCCTAATATAGCAAATGCTCCAGCTACACCTTGAATAGCAGCAATGGCACCACTGGCGATATTAACGACGCCTTGAAGTTTATTGTCAGGGTTAAATTGTGCGAGGACATCATTAGTATCTGAGATTTGATCCTTTAAATCGGCAACTTTTTTTGCTGCATTAGCAAATTCCTGTGATGTTAAACCAACCTTAGCCGCTATATTTTGAGCTTCTAAAGTCGCTGCTTTTAATTCTTGTCGTAATGAAGCAAAGGTATTTGTTTTTACATTTTTTCCTACTTCCCCTACTTCTTTATTCAGATTTTGTAAATCACTCTCAACAGAACCAGTATCAAGATTGACTTTTAAAATTATATCATTTGTAACTTCTGCCATTACTTATATAGTAATTTTTATATTTAATTAGTGGTTTTTTAACAACTTGCCGTTCCACATACCACATTATTCCACGCCGCTAAATCAGATAATGGGAACGCATATCTAATTGTGCCACACTTATGACAATCAGTAATAGTATATGTGCCTAAACTACCAGCAAATACATTGGTTGGTGTTCCATCACACAAATCATATCTAAACCAACCTGTGTCAGTTATATTTAACGTTGTTCCAGTCACACATGGTTGTGCCGTTGTTGTTGTCGTTGTTGTAGAAACACAAACTCCTTGATTACTAAATGTTATTCCTGTTCCTATAATTTGTGTTGGTAATCCTACACTATCACAATTACAGAATGAACCAGTTGTACCAAAAACATCATTACCCGGTACATATAAAGATTGTGTGGATCCATCAACACAACTAAAGTATTGTAGTGTTCCATCTATTGCTGAGAAGTTATTATCATAATACCAACTTGAGCAAGAAACACAACTAAATGTTGCTGGTGTTGAAGTGGTTACTACCCTTTCCAAATTTATAGATTGTAATTTAACTTTTGCTGGTATTTTAGAACTTTTCCAACTCAACTCCAATACTTTATAATATGAATTTCCTATATCTGTTTGTATAAAAATAGGAGTTCTAAAATCAAAATTAGCAATATCTATTTCTGTTAACCATACACTACATTCCAATTGATTTAAATTGGGATTTGTTAATTCTGTTACTTGATCAATATAATAATTTTCATATAAGTTCGGTGTGTTTATATAGTTTAATCCCAATCCTGAATATAACCTTTTTGGCAAGGCAAATTGTAAAACTGCATTTGGACTACCTATTACTATTGGTGTTGGACTATATGGATCTTCATTCATACTATACTCCATTGCTTGCCCATAATAACCAACTGGATTTGAATTAGCTGTTCCTAAATTGCCGTTAAAGTCACTATAAATAACATTATACCTATTATTAACGCTTTTTTCTCCATTATAATAAAGTAATCTAATGTTAGTATTTGTAGGTTTTGATTGTGATAGGATTAATGAATCCTTTTGTAATCCAGCACATTGTATTTCACCTAGTGTAATCATGGGTGATGGTGAGAATATTAGTTCTACTTTTCTTTCACTTTCGGTTCCTAAATCATCACTAAATTTTAATTGTCCATATATTTGATTAAATGAGTTTTTATAATCCTCGTTTTGAGCATCCTTATCCTCTTTAAATGTATAAACATATGACTTTGGAATTGAATAATTTAGTGTCTTTTTCCAATTTTCATTATAAACAATTTTATTACTCCAATCTAAAGCCGTTGTAGAAAGATATTGTGGATTGGTTAAAGCATAGAATGAATCATAACTTTCAAATATAATATGTTTTGGTCTTTTCTTTTCTGTATAAGCATATAAATTATGCATCAACATTAATGACTTTAAGAAGTCATATTGTTTTATATTCTCTGGATATTGTGGTGTTATTTCTGAGTTATAAATAGCATTTATAGTTACCTGTTTCGGAGATTCAGGAATATAAAGGCTCATTGTTGCTGTAAATGTCACTGTTGGTGGTGTTGGAAGTGGATTTCCAGCATAATCTATATCCTGCATTGCCAAGAAAGCTATTTGATCACCTGCTTTAAATTGATTCTCTCCTAAAGTATTGGTATAACTTACAGTAACACCTATTGTCCCTTGTATTTGAAATGATCCACCTGTTATAACAGACCATTGTTGCGGCGACATAGCGGTAGAAGTTGAATAATTCCTTTTCATTAAATAGATGTTAATAGGATATCCATCACTACCAGTATTTACAATTGTAAAACTTAACTTAACATCTGTTTTTATATCAGTTTGGAATGTCCATATAGCATTACTTCCATTTAACTTTTGTACTATATTTAAACTCTGTGAACCTAACGATTGTATACATGGTGTGTTTATAAATGCCCATTGCATAAAGTATTCACCTGGGTAATCCCATATTTGAGTCCAACTAGTTGTTGTTGACCCTGTGCCACAAGTGTATATTCTTTGTTGATAATCATTTAATTTTGTGGAAAAACTTTCTTGATTATTTGGAATAATTAACTTATCAAACTTATTTTTTTCTAATTCACTGCCTTTAAACTCCCATGTATAACCACTAAGTTGACCTACTATTTTGTCAATAGTTTCTTTAACATAAACCGCTGGTCTAAAATCATATAAATTAAGGTTTAAACCACTTGAAGGTGTAGCTCCATAAAAAGCATAAGGATAAACATATCCCTGACCTCTACTTGCATTTATTGTTACCCATTGTGATGTTGGGGTTAATCTACTTGGACCCCATACTTCTAATTCCCTTCTCCAACTACCAAGAATTGTAGCAAAGTTATAACGATGTCTCCACTCACTTAAATCTAAATCACTTAATAATTTATCTTGTGTATATTTAACTAAATCAATAGTTGCATCTGTTATTACTGCTTTATAATATATAACTCCTTTAATTCTTTCTACCTCTGTTAATCTAAGCTTTCCTCTAAAAAGTAAATATTCATTTTTATAAACTAAACAATCTACAGGTCTTAAAGAATTATAATTAAAAAATAATTTATTATCTATTTCAATATTACTACTTCTTGATAATCTATAAATATAACCAAATGCATTATTATTATTGGGTGTTCCTTTAAATGTTAATTCCTTAGTTCTATTCCCACTTCTGAGCGACAAATCACTCAATGAACTTATTTTGAATTCTAATCCAAAATCAAATTCATCAGTATCTAATTCTATATACTCACCATTATAATCTATTAAATATACTTTATACATTCATTTTATAATTATTTTTAGAGGCAAATATACCCTATACCTGGGGTAGTATAGGTATCATTGGTACTTGATAATGGAACTATTGATGTTATGCCTACTGAGCTTGCTAAGGCATTTACATTAGATAGTGAAATAGAAGAAACAGCGGTTGTGTTTGGTGTCAATATTGTCATAGAATCAGACACCTGACCGAAGTCATCATAAATAGTGAAGTAAACTTCTATATCTACATCGGTTGCCATATTTAAAGTAATATTAATATCCGCTTGTCCATTTAAATACTGGTCATAACAAATACTCACACTTACTGTATTACCCATAGGAGCTAATGTAGTCGTGGTAGTAGTCATTGGTAATGTCGTAGTGGTAGTAGTCCCAGCTATTGTCGTAGTGGTGGTAGTAGTTGATGTTGTGGTGGTAGTAGTAGTGGTTGGTATTACATAATCTGAAGCAATTATATCTTCAGAACCAATATAATCACCAACGATTTTAAATGTCCATTGTGTTTGTAATAATTGTGTATTATTATATTTAGTTCTTTCAATTGTATAATTGGTTTCTACTAAACTAACTGGGTAAATTCTGCCACTATTTAACTCTAACCACACATTTTTAGAATGTAATAAACCTGCTAACCATAAGTTCTCAGTATCAGTTAAAGGCTTAGTCCACATTCTATGTGTTGAGTTTAAATTAACATTAATTATTCTTTCTCTTTGATTGTAAATATCACCTTCTATGTCAACATAGTCTAAATTACTATTATAATCATATTCACTTTTTTCAATAGTAGTTCTTTCTACATCTCTTGATTCTAATGGTTGAATAAATTGATAGGAATCAATTCCACCCAAATCATTTTCCCATAATATATTTACCATATCTATTTCACATGGTAGACAATCATAGGAGTATGTTTTTACTTCACTAACAGTTATGCCTAATGGGTCTTTAAGGCACACTTGATAAAGTGCTGATTGAGTTAAAAACCCTGGGTAATTTGTGTTAATTATTTTTGGACTTACATCAAGTCGGTACATAGACTGTGTTGATGTTATTTGAACTTCCATATCTGCTGCTATTGAACCCGTAGCACTTAATCTTTGTATTGCCCAATAGGGGTTATATGTTTCATTCTTAATAAAGTATAAAAACTCTCTTGAGTAATCATTGACTATAAATTCATTTGGTTTTTTTGTTAGAAACTTTACTGAACTCTGACTACTGCTTAAATAATAGTCATTATAATTATAATTTGAAAATTCTACTCTATTAAGTTTAGCATTCCATACTTGAATAGGTGTTGTTGAATAGGTTGGAGAGAATGGTAATAATTGTGAATTGGTTAAACCAATTTCATTTATTTGTAAATATATTTTTCTAATAGAATCTGTAATAGGTTCTACTATATTACTGGTATTTACTATTTCCCATTTAACTAAATTTTGTGAAACATCATTTATATTATAAGCTGTTCCTTGTGTATTAATAGGAGTAACATATGACTTATCTGTTAATATGGTAGCATTAGTATTCGTGTCTTTTAATGTTATATCAAAGAATAATATATTGGAATAGGTGCTTCCGAATTGATATATAACTGGATTTTTCGATGGTGTTAATTGCTGTGGTGCTTTAATTATATTCATAGTTAATTAGTGGTTTTTTACTTTCCACCACCTATTGTCTTTTCTATTGTTACTGGTGGTACTTTTAATTGTCCTAATATAGCATTAGCTACTTCTTCTCCTAACTTATTTATTAATTTATCAACTTCTTCTTGATAAAGGTTCTTTGGTGTTATACCATAACGAGTTACATTATTTCTAATTCCCCAAGCCGCCTTTTCAGGATTCTCAAAACCTTTTCTTCTTGCCCACTCAACAAAAACATCAGCACTTGGCCCTGTTTTAAATTTAAATGGTGTTCCTGTTACTACTGGTCTATCCCCACCTGGACCTGTGCCATCAACACCCCATGATTGGAATATAAGTTGTTTAGAAGCTTTGACTTCAAATTCACCATTATTATTAGTATATGAAATGTTAGCAATATCACCTGTATCTATTACATTAGCATTATTTATATTTTCAACAACTGCTAATATAAATTCGTTTAAGGCTTCTTCAATAGTGCTATAAACTTCATTTAAATTAAAGTCTTCTTTGGGTGTCCCTAATTGTGAAATACTTTTCTTTGAAGCTTGGTTAAGGTTTTGCATTTATTTTAAATAATCATTTTATAATTAGTGGTTATTTTTCAACCTCGATTTTTGCTCTTATTACAACTACAACACCCAATACTTCAACTGCCGGTTTTTTCATTACATTAAAATATGTCTCTTGTGTAAATTGAGAAACATCATATGCTAAGAAGTACCATCCAAATTCTTTTTTGTATTGTTCTTTGTATTTTTTGATGTCTTCCTGAATAACGTTTTTATTTCCTCCCTCCCCAGAACCTTCAGCAGTTTCATCAACAAAGAGTGGTTTGAAGATTTCAAGTATTTCATTAATGTCTTTCTTAATAAAAAAAAAAGCGTCTCTACCTCATCCATAGGCATTTTATCACACTGGTCTTTTGTTAATGGATCTTTAGTAGCCTTTTGTAGAATTAAATGAAAATTACTATAATCACCCTTATTTATTTGTTCATTTACTTTAATAAACGTAACAAATGTGTCATAGTCATATTCCTCTATGTTATTAATTGGTTTCCATTTTGGTTTTTTAAGTGGTGTAGGTTTTTTACTTAAAAAAGAAAGTTTTTTATGTATCTTAACTATTGTTGGCATTGGGAATCGTTCAATAATATCTATTGAAAAATCTAAATAAGATGAAGCCACTTTTATTGCATTTTCATAACTATCTAATATACCACCTTCTGATATTTCTACATTTAATATCTTATTAATAAAATCACTTAAAGTAATTTCATTCCAACCACTAGGTAGCTTTTCTAATAGTTCTTTTTCGGTTATTTCTATTGTATTCATATTTGTATATATTATTTTTATACTATCACAATTCAGATGGGACAAAATTGTCCCCATCTGAAATTAAAATATATGTAGGTTATATTCTACAGAATTCTGCTTACGAAAGTGATTACACATAGCTAAACTCATAATAATATCATCATGAGCACCATTATCTGCTGAATATTTAACATTACCACTACCATCATATTTAGCAGAAAATGTTGTCATTTCTCTCATTGTTAGTTCATTGAAAGTAATGCTTCCCATTTCTACTTGTTTAATTAATTCATGTATTATGACTGGTTTGGAAGCACTTGTAAATGCAAAACCAATAACATTATAAACTTCATTCTGTAGTCTTTCTAATAGAACTGAACCAATACCTGTTGAGTCAACTACAATTGGAACATATGGGTACTTGTTTCTTATTTCTTTTATTTTTGAAATAACATTCTCCCAAGTATCTCTAAACCTTTCAAATAAACAAAGGTTATTACCACTATCTAAACCAGTTATAACTGTCCAGTCATGTATTTTAGCAAAGTCAATTGCTATCATCACTGGTGTTGCCTTTGAAAGTTCTTGTCTAACACATTTCATTATATTATCTACACCAAATGGATTATTAGCATTTGCTGATGGTATGGCTAAATACTCTTGATTAAATTGTGCCTCTGTTAAAACTCTTCTGGCTGCTTCTACTTCTGATGGGTCAATATGTGGGTTATCTGTTGTAATGAAGTGAAAACTTTGAAAGTCGTCTTCACCTCTCATTCCTTTCTCATATAAAGTATTAAAGTCATTAAGTCCTTTTGGGGTCGAAATGAGAATAGCTCCTCCTTTATAATCTGAAAGTGTTGGTCGTATAACGGTATTGAATGTTTCTAAAAGATTATCTGTATAACTACATTCATCTAGTATTCCGTAATTAAATTTTAATCCACGTAAATTATCTGCTGCATTACCTGAAAAGAAACGAATATAACCACCAGTTATTAATTCAATAGTTAGGTCTGATTTATTACTACTTTTAATTATTTCTTGTGGTAGGTATTTAGAAAGGTGATTATAGAATTCTTTAGCTAAAGAAAATTCAGGTGTTAAATAGAATAGTCTTTCTCCTTTTAACATTTTAAGTATGGCAATTTGGGCGCACATAAAACTTTTTCCCCCGCGCCTAGCCGCCATTACTACTTTAAATCTAGCCTTACTCTTAACAACTTCAATTTGTTTATCAAATAGTTTAGGTAGTTTTACAACAACTTCCATTTATTATTCTTCATTTTTATCTTCGTCTTCATAAACAACTTTAATAGTCACATCTGCTTTAATATCACCACTTAGTTCTGTTCTTGAAGAATCTACATAACCTCTTTTTCTAGCTTTATATCTCATGTAGAACATAATAGCTTTGTCGTGACCACTTGCTATTTTATCTAGTAATTTCTTTTCTACAAAGTCTAGTGTTATTTCATCTAATTCATCAACTCTTCTCTTAAAATCAGGATCTTCTTGTTTCCACCTATAAAAACAATCTCTTGATATACCAGCTTCTTTACAAGTTGGTGTAACTATTCCATAGTTCTTTTCTAAAAGTTTTAATACTTTTTCTTTTTGGTCGTGTTTCATAAGCAAATAACCACTCCTTCTTGGTCGTTTATTAAAGCCTTTTTAACCCACTTAGTATTTTTGTATGGCTCTAATTGTAATATAGATTTTTTTTGTTCTGATTTATATGTATTGATAACTGTTTTATATAAAGATACAAGTGAATTTGGGTTAGCAAAAATACTCATTTGAGATAGATATTTGTATGTACCGTCATCTATTTGTCTAACTACAAATACTAAGGTCGGTTTTGTTTTCTTAATAAAAATGTTTTCAATATCGTCTTTTTCTATTCTATTTTTGTTTAGGTTAAACTCACTGATATATTTACTCTCATTATTTTTTAAGTCACCTTTACTTCCACCTATTAAATTTGTTATTTCCGTCCTACCATATTCGTCTATTAATTGACTTTCTAACTTTAAAGCTTCTTCCTTTGTAAGTCCATCCTTAACTATTTCTACATTTATTCCGTATACTTTACTAACATACTTCCATAGATAGTTTCTACCTTTATCAGTGTATGCTCTATCTCGGTTCCCCATACCGACATAGAAAACTTCTCCATTATCTCTTCTTTTATGTATATAAACAACTTTCATCAATTGTAATTTTTGTAATTTTATTATATATTAATTAGTGGTTTAGTAGTTTTTTCAACTGTATTTGTCTCCATTCCACTTGGTCTACTTCTTTAGCAGTAACTAAGAATACTTCCTCATGAACTTGGTCAAATATGTTTATAACGTAGTAATAGTATATATTAACATTTTCGCCTTGTATCCACATCTTCTCTTTAGGCGCTTCTTTTACGATTACATCCACGAGGTAGTGGTGAGAATTAATAATAACCACATCACCTCTTTCGGATTTACCTTCTATACCAAATACCCATTTGTCGGTTTTATTCTTTCTTTTTGTATAATGTTCTAATTGCAATTTTTAAAATAACTTTTTCGTATACTCAAGTATATTTTTTTCTTTATCTTTCTCAAATCTGGCCCAAACATACCTTCCAAACCATCTTTTATCACTGACTATATGTAGATTAGTCATGTACCAACCCATATTGTTCATCTCCTCAATTCTATTTGGTGTGAATACGTTTAGTGATGATATATTAATTAACCAGTATATTTCTCTTTTTGTAGTGTTCATTGCTTTTTTATGGAATTCCCAGAATAGTTTTCTTGGAACAAAAGGTGGGTTTGAGAGTGTGATATCTACTTCTCCTTCAAATTCTAAATAGTCAATGCCCATATTTATTTCACAGTATACGTTTTTAGTATTTGTTGGTAGATTTTTGAAAAAAGATCCATCACCATAACAAGGTTCCATGATGATATCCCCTTCTTTTATATTGCTAATACTTATTAGATACTTAGCCATTTCTTCTTTAGTAAATGCTATTGTTGAATCCTTTTCTATTTGTTTACTCAATTTGTCTGTCTCATTACTTTCATATTCCCATATTTTCATTTTAAGTGTCTTATTTTCGTCTCTACTTTTTTATGTAGTCATACTATCTTTTTATATTTAAGTGTCTCTATTGGGTGGTTTTTTATATTAGGATTGATTTTTATACATAGCATATTCGTCAGGCATTTTTTTAGGTCTTCCTATATGGGCACCTTTTGGAATTGGCATTAGGTTTTCTAATAAATTAACTTCGTGTGCTCTACCTTGTCTAATCAGGTCTAATCCTTTCTGTATATACCCAACTTGCCACATTTTAGCATAGTTTTCCCAAGTCCATGTTGGTTGAAATAACATTTCCATTCTTTCTTTAAACTTAAAGTCTAAAAGTGTCATAGCTACTGTTTCATCACCAGCGAGCCACTTTTGTATTTTTCTAACTTTGCGGTAGTTGCGGTGCTTAAGTTTTAGGTAGAGTTGATATTCAGGATTATTTTTTACAAACTCATTTTGTCTTTTATAGATTTGTTGTTTTTCTAATTGAGTAAGTGTTTTTAATCTCTTTTCTTGGTTATTACATTTTCTACAACTAAGTCTGATGTAATATTTACCATTAGGTTGTTTCATTTTAGCAAAAAAGTGTATTGCTTTTTCTTCTAAGCATTTGTTGCAAATGCGTGTTTCCATATTATTTGATTAATTTTTATCTCACGAGCTTGTTCGTGAGTTAGTTCTTCACCTTCAAATAAAGTGACAGTAGGTTTAGTAGGTGATTGTATTACTTCTATGACTTTTGTAACTAACCAACAACCTTCTTTTTCGATGACTACATCACCTACTTTTACTTCTCTAAATGTGACTAATGCTCTTTCCATATTATATTATTATTTATTATTATATATTATAAAGTCAATAGTGTTTTTGGGATTGGTGGATTGTTTATGGAAGATAACGATATTTATAGGATTCAAAAATATAATATCAATGTTTATGAGATTTTTGATGATGATTTTATTTTTTTAGGTTTTTTTTACCCTACCTATATATATACCATAATATCTATATTAATATAATAAATATATTTTTATTTTTATTTTATAATATAATAATAATAATAATATATTCAGTTAAAAATACTAATAAAATCAAGGGTTTTAATAGACTACCAATTATTAATAATTATTATTTTTAAAAAATCAACCCAAACAAACATAGGAAAAAAACCTATAAAAAACATCAAAAGTTCCAAGTTTAACCCTTTTGAAAAAACCTTGAAATTAGGAAAAAACTTGGAACTTTGACTAAAAAAACAAAGACATAATATGAATATTGATGTATTCCCGCACCGTAGAGACTGGTGCAAACACAAAAAAAGTGTCTCTTATAATGATATTATAGACTTCTACAGAGGTTTAAATGTAGACAAATTCTATACTATGATAAATTTAAAAGGATCAGAATCAAGACAGTTTTGGAAATCTACTAATCCAAGAGAAGGTAATCCAGCAAAGTTATTTGAGAGCACAGATTCTTTTCTTTATTTTTTTAAAAATAAGTCAGGTATAAAGACATACCTAAAGAAAGGAGTCTATTCACTTTCCAAATCCCCTTTATCGAGTAGTGATTTTAATCAGATATCTGATTTAGACTTAGAGTTAGTTGCTCGTAGTATAGACAAAGGATTATATGGATTAGTTAAATCTAATCTTCCTTGTTATACCTCTTGTTATTATGGGGATGAAGGAAACAAAGTTAAGTCTAATATAACAGGTCATAGTGGTATGATATCATTAGACATTGATAACGAAATAACAGAAGAACAATTAGAATGGATAAAGTCATTAAAACCAATAACGATAGCTCCTTCTACAAGTGGTGATCCAAGACCATCTTTTCTAATCGATGTATTGGACCAAAAGCTAATTGAGAAGTTTGGAGGATTATCTGAGTTACATGAAGCTTACTTTGACTTTTTCAAAGAAATGTTCTTAGAGAAAGGTATTATAATAGATAAAGCATGTAGAAACATTAACAGGTTATTTTACATTTCACCTAATACGACATTTGATTTATTTCAATGTGTTGATCCTAACAAATGGACATTACCAGATAATTTCGAGCCTAAACAAAATATCACACAAACAAAGATTAAGAAAAGTATTTTATTGAATACACAAATATCACCCGAAGAATTCGACGAAGATGATAGAAAGGAGTTAATTAACGAAATTAATGACTTATATAATTATTGTTTAGAAATAAATTATCAGCCTTTTTATGATGGTTCAAATATGTATCCAAGGTTAAGAGACTTCCATTACTCTATCAGTAGTGTTTTAGGAAAAGATGAAGTACTGAATATATTATGCAAATTCATGGTCCTTTCAAGATTAGATGTAAGATTAAAAGGAACGCAATATGAAAATAGAGGATATGATTATTTAGTATCTAACATTTTAATATCACAATCATCTGATAGTATCGTCTCATGGAAATACATCTACACACTTAAGAACATAATTAGTCAAGAAGGAAAAACAAAAACAAACAACACTAAATTAATAAGCTTACAAAAACAACTTAGTGATGTTTTAAGTTCTATTCCACCATACAGTTATTTACATAGAAGCTATCAAAAAGCAATGAATGATTTGGATGCTTTAACATATTTTAAGCACTACTTATTAAATGAGAAGTTTGATGAAGGTTTCTATTTAAATAACAGTATAGACATACACAATTTTTTAAAGACATTCTTAGAAATAAAAATCAATAGATTGACAGGTAGAATGGTGATAAATGGTGTAGAACATGAATATGATGGAGAGGAGTCATTAAATAGATTATCAAAAAATATCATAGATAGATTAAAAGATCTAAGAACTATCAAAATAGATAAAAACGGGAATCAAACACTAACTAAGACAATAACTTGTGAATTTAAAAACTACTTAGAATCAGAAAACATAACATACTTCAATCCAATAGATGACTATTTTAAATCACTAACTCCTTCAACAGATAGAGGAGAAATAGATAAGGTGATAAAACTATTCAATGAGTGTACTTTAAACAATGGAGGTGCAAAATTTGTTGAATGGACATTAGGTGTGATAAAAAATGCTTTCTCAGATAACTATTATGATAGAATACTTTATATGTATTCTGCGAAAGGAAGCCAAGGTAAAACATGGTTTTTACAAAATGATTTAATTAAACCACTATCAAAATTAATTTCTACTGACTTTACTTTTAATATAGAAAGCAAAGATGATAAGTTCAAAATGGCAGAAAATCTAATACTAATAGATGATGAGGGTAATTCGACTAGTAGAAAAGCAGATGATTCTAGAAAGGCAATATCATCAACAAAGAAGGTAACCGAAAGAGTACCTTACGATAAGCTTAAATCATCTCTCAAGAGAATTGCCTCAATAGTTGTTTGTTTGAATAATAATGAAATATCCTCTGCATCAAATTATGATAGAAGATCCATAGTTTTACATCTTCCAGATGTAAATTGGAGAGACGATAATTCATTTGTCATGAGATGGAGAAAAGAAATAAACCCTGATTTATATTGGTCACAATTATATCAATTATGGTTAAGTGACCCTTCTTATGAGTTTATTACTGACGATGATATCATTGATGAAAGTAATCTTTGGAAACAAGAGTCAACATCAACTAATGTGGTTGACATTTATCTGAAAAAACCAACACCAAATTCAAATGATTATGTCATTATGAGTCACATTGATATTAAACATACACTAGAACAGGTATCAGGTAAGCCTATCAATGTAAGTTTGAATGGAATATTAAAAACCAAAGGATTTGAAAGAGTCACACAACAAAAATGTCCAAAGACAAAAGAGTTTAAGACTGGTTTCAAAGTGAAGTTTGTAAATATTATAGATGAAGGTATGTTTATTACATATCAAGGAGATAAGAAAGACTATTTCAAGCATATGGCTGAAAGAGCCTCCTTATTGAATAAAATAAATTAATTAGTATGAAAGAAAAGAAAAGAAAATGGAACAAATATCTAATAGGTAAAAAAACAAGATTACAAGACTATAAAAAAGGTGTCTATAGACACCTTTTCAAAAGCGATTATATACAAGCTTTGTTGGTTAAAGAATCAATAAAAGAAAACTCATTTATTAAATTAAATAGTGATGATGTAAAAGTGTTTAATAGCATCATTGAAAATGCTCCTAAAGATGAGTGGGCTAAAAGAAGTGTCTTAGATGTATTATCTAAAGATGTAACACCAGAGTGTGTTTATATACGAGAGATATTAGAGGAAACTGATGACTACTATTATATTATTGGTGAGGTTCAATCTATTCAATCAGCAAGAGACATAAAGAATAATTTAGTCTTAAATAAGTATGTTTATAAAAATAAAAACCTTTATGTTGTAAAGAAAAAATATCAGTCAGATAAATTTGGAAAAAGAATATTAGTTCCAAATTTAATAGAAATCTAAACAAAATATATATTACCAAATATAATATATAAGTTAAGTGGTTAAGGCGCCAAAATCACGAGACAAGACGGTATCGACACCGAAAAAATCGAAAAAAAATTAAATTAAAAATTATGTTTATTGAAAACACAAACACAGAACAACAAGTACATTGGTTAAGTATTGCTAATGGACAAATCGTAAAAAGAGTTGAAGAAGGCACACCAGGTGCTAAAAGCAGAATCAACAAAGTAGGTAATATGGTATGGGAAAAGTTCTTTCAGAGTGTTGTAGGAAGAATCACATCTATCAATGTAGAAGTTAATAAGTTTGAACAAAAAGAAATAAAGATTGGAATTGAAGATGAGCAAAATAAGGCTGTATTAACAGTTAATTTCAATTCATCTTATGGTAGAAGTCTCTTAGAGCAAATCTTTAATGTAGACTTAACTAAGAATATTATTTTCACACCATGGTTAAAAGTAACAGAAGATGGTAAAAAAATAAGTCGTCTTTATTTATCTTATGGTAAAGGTCAAAAGGTAGAAATGAAATTTCCTGATGGAACACCTGAGATAAAGTGGGTTAAAGTAAAAGGAAAAGATATTATTGATTCAGTTAGTCAAGCTGAACATGAAGCCTTCTTAGACGAAAAGTTAGAAGAATTTATTCAAAAGAATAATCTCCATTATCAAAAGTCTGAAGCAGAATTAGCACAAGATGAGATCAATAGACCGCTTGATGTTGATGAGGAGAAAGAATTGAAAATGATGAAGAAAGCAGCAAAGAAGTCTAAGAAAGATGATGAAGACTTTGACCACTTTGATGAATTATTTCAAGATTAATTGTTCATAAATAAACATCAATTGTCGTTGATGATAAGACCAAGTAAATCCATTGCTTGGTCTTTTTTTTTCAATAAAAAAAGACCCGATGTAGAAACATCAGGTCAATACAAAAAATAAAAAACATATAATATGAAGTCCTCTTCTGACTCATTACTATATATTAATTTTTTAAACTCATTTTTTTCTAACCGCCTTTTTAACCACTTTCTTTGTGGTTGGTTTTGGAGTGGTTTTTACAGGCTCTACTATTTCTAGTTTAACCTCGTCAAAATTGTCTGTAATTGATTGTGGTAGTGTTTCTGTTGGTATAGTCTTTGGCTTCTCTCTTTCATACCAAGATGCAGCTACCATTAGGGCATATTTGATGCAATCTCCACAACCGGTATTGAGTCTAGTTCCCGGCATTATATCTTTATAGACATCTACTAAGGTGTTAATTTCTTCTTTAGATATTTTGGTATTGACTCCAGTTAGCAATTGACTAATATGCCCCCATAGTGATTCTATTTTTTCAAATGTTGTCATAATTTAATTTTATTTTAATTATATATATATTTATTCATCCATTAATTCTCATTATTTAATTTTTTAATTATATCCTTAATTCTATTTTGAAGATGTATTCTTCTTATTTTGTATTCATTGAAAGAATACACCTTTCTCAATGTATAAGAATACGCGGACGAATACTTTTTATTAAATACATTAGATAATAGAAAATTTAAAAACATTATCTCTTCATCATTTAAGTACAATCTGACTTTATTCATTAACTCTGTGTCTAAATCAATATCAGGCATTTGATGTGGGAATATTGACTTTATTCTTTCGTCGTCATTATAAATTATAGTATCTTCAGTCGTACTTATATAATGCCTTTGTTTTAAGTTAGATCCATATAGTATTTTTTTAGCCATTGATTTATTTGGATGAGAGTCATCATTTAAATTAGAAAACCCTCCTAATTTTGTTATAGTTACGGCTAATCCCAAAATTCTAGACGGGTCGTCACAAAATGCTATGAACATTTCATCTTTATTTGATTTACTAAGCTCCATAAATGTATTTTGTAAAATATCACTATCAATGTATGTAGAGGAGTGTATTTGGTTCCTAAACATCATTCCCTTTATCTTTTCTTGCAACTTATTAGAAGTGAATAATCCTGTTAGTATTTGGTTCCTAACAATTATTCTAGCATCTTCTATCGAAGTTGAATATTCTAAACTTTTGTATTTCCAAAATTTTTGCAGAGCTTCTTTTTCTAAGTCTGTTATTTTCCATTTACCCATTAGTGTTATATATAAAAAATAGAAAATCACATTCCTTTTTTCAGAAAGCCTTGATACTAAAGGATGTAGTATTTTTTTACTAAATTTTTTGGTGGTGTGTAGCTTTTGTTGTATCTTTACATCCTTAAAGTTAAACAAATCGCTATTTATATGAATATTTTACCCTCTACAATTGATTTTATTAGACAGGCACTACAGAATATGCCTTGTGAAGAATTTGTAAAAAGACATCAAAATTCTTTTAAGGACCACTTCATATCTAAACCTGACTTTGAAACACTTAACAACTGGTTACTACTTCCTTCAGATAATGAAGATTATAATGAGTTGTCTGACGAGCTTGAGATATGGGCCGACTTATCCGCTGAAAAGTATAGGCAGTTTTTTCAAAAGAAAGGTTTTGATTCCTCTTTGAAATGGTTGTGTGATGGGTATTCTGATGATTTATGGAAAGAATGGTTAGAGTATCAAATGAACATGAGTGATGAATGTAGTGATGATGCTTTTGAGTTAGGTGACGATTTGTTATATAACATTACTTCTGGTTGGGCTATTCCTGATTTTCTCTACAATTTAATTAATGATTTAGATGTTGAGGTTTGGAACATTCAAGAAGACTTTTGTAGTGATGAAAAAGTTATGGAACATTGGATGATGTTCAAAAAAACATATGTTTTAGAATATATGAACACAGACACGATAACTAAAAGAGATATGATTTTAGAAGAACTTATTTAAAAAAATTAAAACTAAATAATATGAAAAAGATTTTACTCGCAGCAATTATGTTATTCTCACTCTCACTTACTTCTTGTGTAAAAGAAGGGCAACTTGAGGGTAAATGTGGAACCGTAAGTGATATTGATTACCGATTAGAAAATGGAAATTTTAGATACTTCGTTGAAGTTTGTTTCGCTGTTAATTGTGTATGGCAAGAAGTGTCTTATGAAACTTATATGAATGCTCGTATTGGTCAAAGAATGTGCTTTTAATTAAAACCTATTAGATATGATTATTACAGATTTTAGAAAAAAGGCTTTTAAAGACAAAGTAAAACACATCGCTCTTCAAAGAGGATGTCCAACTGATAGTAGAGGTAAAGTGTTATTAGAATTTAATTTTAATAACAAGGGAGATACATATCCAATTAGAATATCAGATGTAACCTATGATGATTGTGTTGCTTATTTCAGAACACAAACCATAAAAGATTATCAAACTATATCAATACCACACGCAATTACATATAGAGATGTTATTACTCTTGATAGAGAAATTAAAACAACTCAATTAATAGGTGGGGAAGAAATAAAGATTATCGCTTGTGATGAAA